TCTTTACTATTATAAATATACAATCTTTTTTTATTAAATGTAGAAAGCCTTTGATTATGCACCGTAACAATTGATTCTGTAAAAACTCCTATTGGTCCTCCTAAAGTTATACTAGATGTCATATAATTTCTTCCGACCCAACCAAACTTATCAACTCTATTAAAATCTCTCATTGATGGTTTATCAAGAATAGAATCAGAAATAGTTGTCTCATAATATTGGTTATCTGAATAAAAATCATATGAAGAATCTTCATCCATTTCTCTGTCAAGGCGTGTTACATTTTGAGTAACTTCAAGATAATTGTTCTCTGCACTCTGTGAAATAAACCCACCATCTTCTTCTTTTAATTTAATAGTTTCTTCAAAGTACGTATTTTCAAATGTTGGATAATTTCTAGGCTGTTTATTTCTTTCTAATATATTAGGTTCTATTAATACTCCAACTACCGCTTTACTTCTTGCTGGTAATAAAGATTCTAATTGATTAAATAATGAATGATCAAAATAATTTAATACTCTTAAATAATCCCAGAAGTTGTTAGCTCCAGTATACTTTTTAAAATATTCTAACTTTACAGATTCTAAATCTCTATATTGTTGTTTATCATCATCTCTTGGATCTCCAAGATATTGATCAAAATTAAAATCTGATAATTGATTTATTATATCTTGATTCATAACATCTATTGGACTAAAATATACTCCTACTCTATTTGAATCATGTGGAGATCTATCATAAGATGAAATTTCAACTCTATTCGTTGGGCTTAAATTTACATTCTCCCCAATCCTATCAATATATTCAGCATTTTCGATCCTTACCTTATTCGCACTTGTTCTAATTCCACCCAATTTTGGTAATAAAAATTTTGTTCTATCTACTACATCGGAATAACTTGTTGCATCTGCAAAACCCGTAGCTATACCAGCAATTGGTGTAGATTGATCAGTCGAAGTATCTCTAACAGATGTATCACTATTATGATTTTTAGATTCATTAAAACTATACCGTAAAGCAATATCCTCAAAAGAAGCACTTAAACTATTTCCTACAAAAGATTGTGGATTTTCTACATGCCTATCAAACGCAGATTCTTCCAAATCTGATTTCCATAACCTGAACTCCATCATAGATCCATTAAAGTGTCCCCCAAAATCTTTTGTTGTATAACCACCAATATATAACGAACCTGTTTCATTAAAACTGTTATTAAAAGAACTTGAAAATGCAGTAACTATATCCATTGACACATTATCTTGTACACGTAACGTATCACGAGTACCATCCCATTGTTTTGCAATCAATTCATATCTATATGCATCTGCAGAACCTACTGTTGCAGCTATAAGTTGTTTAAATGACCCATTATCCCAATATACTGGAGGATTAATAGAATCTATTCCTGTAGCATACCATATTGGTTCTATCTGAAGGCCTATTGAAACATATTTTGTATTTAAACCTTCGACTGTAAACCTAAGTGACATCTTTTTCCACTCTGTAGTTACTCCAGTCCAACTAGGATATGAACCCGTGTGATCAATATGTTTCCTACCATCCTCAATCAACTCTGTAGCTCGTAATCTAACAGAAGCATTTCCAGTTTCTGTTCTTGCGTATACTGAAAAGTCAAACGTATCGCCCGTTGAAGCAGAAACAAATCTTGCATCTCTATAATTAGTTCCATCTCCTCTTAAGTGAGTCTGTCCTGCTCCATTCTGATGACCGTAATCTGCTATACTTACTCCAGCTAACCCGTTAATATTAACTGGATTTCTTTGTGGGTATGTACTCATTCCTATGTTAGCGTTTCCTTGTGAAGCAGAAACTTGTGTCATCTTTACTGAATATGTAGAATCACCATAAGTATAAGCTGACGCACTATTAATTGTTAATGTTCCATGTGATGCCCACGCAAATGGTACAGATCTAGACCCACTAAAAGTTGCAAAAAATGGTGAACTGTCAGTACCAGATCCAGTATTAGATGTAGATTCCCCAAAACTACTTGTGTTAAAAATATTTCCAATCAATTCATCATGTGCCGTTCTAGTTCTCCTTAAAAGAACAGACCAATAATCACCATTATATACTTGTAATGGAGAAGTAGACATAGTTGCGTAAGTTCCAGTTCCTAATCCCCATTCTTCAGTGTTTGGAACTTTTGTATCATCACCAGCAGACCCAGATAAACTAAATACCAACCTACCAGTATTATTTCCATTATCTCTCAGATGAATGCCCCAGTTATTACCACTATTTCCACCACCTTGCACAATAGTCATATTAGAAGCTGAAACTGTTTTGAACCTAAATTCAGTACTATTTGGAACCTCAGTACCACCAAGTCCAAGTGTAGTTGACCATGAACTTGAAACATACTGTCCAGCATCTAAATTCAACGCCTTAGTAAACTTCCTACTTATTTCATATATAGGTTCTACTTCCGTAATAGTTGGTCCACCATATTCTCTAACTCTCAGTATTGTAGATGGTAAACCATAACAGTTTATTAAACCTCTTAATGATCCAACAGTTCCTTTAGATTTTAAGAAAAATGGCATATTAGCAATTATTCTTTTCCATATTTCACGTGAAATGTCTTCTAATGAAGAACTAGCATAAATACTTGTTGATTTGTTTACAGGATCTACAGATTTTCCAAAAAAGTATTTATCTAATTTTGCTAAATCATATCCACCTTGTAAATTCCAACCGAAACTTTTAGCCACAGGATAAACAAGTTGTTTAGATAATCCTTTATTTAATGATTCATCAATCTCATAAATTTGACCAAATCTATCTAAATAATTTTTTAAATTATCAAAATGGTGTCCAGACATATCTACAAATTTTAAAAAATCTTCATTATCAAGATCATTTCTTATATGATCAGGAAAATGATATATTAATCTATCAATATTTTCACGATCATAATTTGACGCACTTGTATAATTTAAATTGTACCATTCAACTCCCTGTGATGATGAAACTTCATATAAAGAATATGGTTTAGTACTACTCTGTTTAGGCCAGGATGATTCATAAAAAATTCCATCACTTCCTGAAGAATAAGAAGCACTATCAAAATACAAATACCTCTCATAACCATCAAAACTATTTATAACTCCACTACTAGCAACTTCCCACTTTTTAGCATCTGATCCCGCATTTTCTATCACTGTATTTGCAGCATTTCCCAAATAACCAGTATCATAATAAGTACCTGCTATGGATTGACTATAAGCATTATATAATTCTAAATTTGATAATTTAGTTTTAAAGTTTTCCAATCTACGTCTAGCAGAACTAAATTTAATAAAATTAACTGGGTTAGAATAATCTATATTTAATCGTACTTCATTTATAGATCCACTTACTATATCTCTCTCTATGTCCTTAGATAATGAACTGCTAACTAATAATAAATCATCATAAGATTGATATTCAGTAGACCTAAGTCTAACAGATTGTTCAATTTGATTTCCTACACTACCACCAGGTAATCTTAAAATTGAGCGCGGTAATATTGGTGGAATATAATTTCGTAGATTAACATCATATGAGTTATGACTCATAACCTCTCTAACAAAAAATATGTCTGCTCCTAAATTAACATCAGTAGGTAATGGGTTAAGAAATTTCATGAGCATCATGCCTTCATCTCCCCTTTTATTTACAATAAGATGTAAATTTGACATCCCTACTAACGCATAATAAGATAAATCATAAATATTTCTTTTTTGTGCTATAAGTTCTATTTCGTGAATATTAGGATTTAAATATTCATACTCAATTTCTTGTTTTAAAGCATATTCTTCTGGACTATCAACTACTGAAAAGGTTTCTACCCGATCAGCAGGGGTTTCCATTGGTGATCCAACATCTTGAACCCCCCCATTTAGTAATTTACAGCCTGTTAATTTTGATCTAAATGGAGCATACTCGTATTCAGTAGTAGTCTCTACCGTCTCAACATTTCTAAGATAATTTGGTGATTCTGGATTAACATATAAATAATTAGTTGTTAATTCTACTATATGTCCAGTTATTTCATCAGCTATTTCTGCCCACCCCGCGTCACCAATTGAACCTGTAGGAACTCCCAGCAGGCCACTTACATTAGTTGTTGTCAATCCACACTTTTCTACTAAGTAAGCAAATAACGATCCTTCTCCACTG